TCAGGCGGGCCTTTGATGGGGCGGGACGTAGTCCATTGCCTCCTGATATGTCTCCCGCAAATGGTCGATGAGGTCGGAGACATCCTCCTTGCGGACGAAGACGATGGTGTCCTCATCCGGCCAGTTCAGCTGCTTGATGCAGATAAACCCGGTCTCGCCGACGTAGACCTCAATCTCGTTAGGACCCCCTTGGATAGTTCGCTCGGCCACGTTTGACTCCAGATCATGCAGCTGCTTGATGGCGTGGCGGTGCGGTGTGTCCGTCTCCAGCTCCAATCGAGCACCGCGAACCGCGTGGCGTGACCGTAGGGCGATCTGATCGGTCGAGTCTCTGGCGAGGAGACCGACGGTTCCGCCCGTTCTGAATCAGTTGGATTGATTCCCGTTGTCGATGGCTCCCGAGGCTCCGAACGCCTCCGTCACCTGCTTCTTGAGCCCCTCGCAACAGAAGGTGAAGGTCATCCGGCCATCGGCGTCCCAATGCGACCGGTCTCGAAGCTCCGCCACACGACCGTGCTCCGAGCACTGAATGGACTGTACGCGGCGCACGATTTCGTCCCCGCCCACCTCCATCGCAGCCTTGCGCAACTTCTCACCGAACCGAGGATCAAGCATTTCAGAACTCCGTTTCTGTGCCACCGGACGGCCCGGCAACCATGCCGAGGTGCCCGGCATTCTACCTTGGGTCCGGGACTCCCCGAGTGGCCGATCTCGGCAGTAGACCGGCGCAGGCGGGGCTACAGCAGCAGGTGAGATGCTCTGATACGGTGGCGGCATGACGCCCGTTGGCCCCGAGCGAGCCGCCTGCACGCTCCCGCGGGTACGCGCCGAGCACTTCAACCGCTCGGCCCTGATCCCGTACGGCTGCACGGTCGATCATGTCATGGCCGCGATGAACGACTTCATCGAATTTCTCGAGTTCGTCAATACCCAACTCCACTCGAAGCAGATTCCCCGGCTCGAAGCGTTCTTGATGCCCGCCAATTTCAGCAGCATCGTCGGCGAATTCATGTCGGCGACGATTCCCAAGCACTGCGCTGGCCTGGTCAAGAACCGCTACCACAATGGCCACCCTGACCTCGTTCCCGCAGGCCAGTTCGAGCGCGATGCTGTACAGCACTGCACCGACGGCATCGAGGTCAAGGCCTCACGCTATCTTCGTGGTTGGCAGGGACACAATGCCGAGTGCGTCTGGCTTCTTGTCTTTGTGTTCGAAGCCAACCGAGCAATCGACGCCGCCAACGGAGTAGCGCCGATGCCATTCCGATTTCTCAAAGTTGTAGGTGCTCAGCTCGCGCAAGAGGATTGGCTCTTCGCCGGCCGCTCGGAGACAAGCCGGCGCACGATTACGGCCAGCGTAACCAACAGCGGCTTCGCCAAGATGGAGAGCAATTGGATCTATCGGCTCCCGCCGAATAGCGCGGGCTCCCCAGCGGAGTCGACGAGCCCGGACAGGTCCGGAGTCGATTGAGCGCGCAGGCGCGGAATCGCGCCGACCGCAAGCTCGAAGTACTCCGGGTGGCGCTCGAGGCCGATCGTCTGCACGCCGACCGCCTCCCCGGCTGCGACAGTCGAACCCGACCCCATGAAAGGGTCGAGAACCAGGCCTTTCCCCAACGGCAGTGACGCCCAGACGAGTCGCCGCATTAGCGACTGTGGCTTGAGACTGGGGTGCCCCGCAACGGACCGTTCGCGCTGCGGTGTTCGCTCGCTTTCGATCACGTCTTCGAACGGGAGGTCGTTCTTGTAGCGACGGAGGCCACCTGTCTGCCACTCGCGGAGGCAATCACTGACCTTCAGTGACCCCATGGGCTTGCGAAAGATCCCCCAAGGCTCGTAGCAGCCGCGCGCCATTGAGCAAACTCCCGGAAACTCCTCCTCAGCGTTCTTGGGTCGATCCCCGCCGCGAAGCGTGCGCACCAGCCGGATCAATTCGCCACGGAACTCAAGGCCGCCTTCGATCATCGCTCCGAAGATCAACTGGGAGACGAAGGCGTTCGTTGCGAGGAGAACGTGGCCGCCAGGTCGCAGGACCCTGAGTGCCAGTGAACTCCACTCTTTGAAAAAACAGCGGAGGCGCTCTCGCTCCTTGCCATCGAGTGCCGTGAACCGGGGAAGCGGAGAACGCGCGTGGCCGTCGAACGAAGGCGGAATGCGCCAGATGCCACCCTTGCCATTGGCGCGCTTCTCCAGCTGATCGCTGTCAAACTCCTTCACCCCGTACGGCGGGTCGGTCACGATCGCATGGATTGAATTCTCGGGACAGCGACCCATCCACTCGAAGCAGTCCGCGTGGATCGCCAACGAGCGGCCGATTGTCCGTGACGGAAGCCCGAATCCAAACGCGCCGACGAGTGACTCGGAACGTGACGCCTCGCGAGGCCTCGTTCCGTTGGCGCCGGGAGGCAATGTGGTGGGCACGCGCAAAGGGTACGGGGTTTGTTCGGGTTCGTCAAGACCGCCGTCGTGCCCATTCGCACCCCTGCGGCGCTGTCATTGTCGCCCCCGGCGCCCGCCCTGTCCACTTCCGAGCCCCTTTCTCCGCCCGAGTCCGATTCCAACCGTGCCGGACACCCTTCGGATTCGCGGCGTACATCCCAGATAGCCACCTCTCGCCCTTCACCCCGCAGTCGCCGAGTAAGTCGGCGACGCCGGAGTCGCCGCATGCCTGCACGTTCACTATCTGCCCTCGCGCCTGCCGATCGTCTTCGCGAACTCACGGGCATGCTCGCGAGCGCCGTCATCCGCCGCATGGTGCTCGAGCGACGGATCGCGCCGGTGGCGCCCAGAATCTCGGAGGAATCCTCACCGACGGGCCTTGAGGTTCCGGCGCCGTTGCCGCTCAGTGTCGATCGCCGTACCCGCGGGTGAAGGATGCGGGCGGCAAGGAGAACGCACATGATCGTCGATGTCGATGCTGAGATCGCGGCGCTCGAGCGGCTGAGCGTGGGACAGTTGCATGAGCGCTACGCGGAAGTCTTCGGCGAGCAGGCGCGCAGCCGCCATCGCCAGTACCTGATCCGCCGGATCGCATGGCGCATCCAGGCGAACGCGGAGGGTGGCCTCACGGAGCGCGCGCTGCGGCGCGCGGACGAACTCGCGAACGACGCCGAGGTTCGAGTCACGCCGCCGCGCACTGCGCCCGGAAGGGTTCCGACCGCCGCTCGTCTGCGCCCATCTGAGCGAGACTTGCCAGCGTCGCACGACCCACGGTTGCCGCGACCCGGAACGGCGATCGTCCGTGACTACAAGGGGCGCCGCCTGACGGTGACTGTCCTCGCAGATGGCTTCGAGTGGGACGGCGCGCGCTACCCGTCGCTGTCGGCGGTCGCCAAGGCGATCACTGGTTCGCATGTGAATGGGTTCCGCTTCTTCGCCTTGGAGAAGCCTGAATGAGCCGCCGAGTTGCTGCAATCGCCGCGAACGCGAAGCGCGTGCGATGCGCGATCTACACGAGGAAGAGCACCGAAGAGGGGCTCGAGCAGGAGTTCAACTCGCTCGACGCGCAGCGCGAGAGCGCTGAGGCGTACATCGCGAGCCAGAAGTCGGACGGCTGGATCTGCCATTCGGCTCGATACGACGACGGCGGATTCACCGGGGGCAACATCGAGCGCCCCGCACTCCAGCGCCTACTCGCTGACATCGCCCATGGAACGATCGACTGCGTGGTCGTCTACAAGGTCGACCGCCTCAGCCGATCACTTCTCGACTTCACGAAGATCATGGAGACCTTCGAGCGCCACGGCGTCTCGTTCGTCTCGGTGACGCAGGCATTCAACACGCGCGACTCGATGGGGCGGCTGATGCTGAACGTGCTGCTGTCGTTCGCGCAGTTCGAGCGTGAGATCATCGGGGAACGCATCCGGGACAAGATCGCCGCGGCGCGCCGCAGGGGGAAGTGGGCGGGTGGCAAGCCGGTGCTCGGCTACGACGTGGATCGAACTGGCCCGAGTCCGCGGCTTGTCGTCAACGCGGAGGAGGCGTCACGCGTTCGGACGATCTTCGGGCTCTACATCGAGAAGGGTTCATTGCTGCCCGTCGTGCAGGAGCTCAACTCTCGCGGGTGGTCCAACAAGGCGTGGACTGCGAAGGACGGCGCGCAGCACGGAGGCCGTCCCTTCGACCGGCCGTCGCTTCACCATTTGCTGCGAAATCCGATCTACATGGGTCGCATCGTCCACAAGGGCGAGCAGTTCCCCGGCGAGCACGAGGCGATCGTCACCGAGCCGGTGTTCTCCAAGGTGCAGCGCCAACTTCACTCTAACGGCCGCGCGGGTGGAACCCCGCAACAGGCTGGAACGGGCGCGATGCTCCGCGGACGGCTGCGTTGTCGCGCCTGCGACTGCGCGATGGTGCATGTGCTTTCGGGCCGCAAGACGAAGCGATACCGGTACTACGTCTGCTCGAAAGCGATGCGGTCTGGTCGCGCGAACTGTCCCGCGCCGTCGCTCCCCGCCGCTGAGATCGAGCGCGTCGTTCTCGAGCAGCTCGCCGCGGCGCTGCGAAGGCCCGAGATCGTCAGTGCCACGAGCGCGGAGGTGCGCGACCGCGATCGGGCGATCGGCGCCCCCGCGGTCGCCGAGGCCATCGTTGACTTCGAGGGACTGTGGGCCGCGCTCGCTCCGCACGAGCAGGCGCGCGTCTTGGATCTTGCGATCGACCGCGTCAATTACGACGGCGCCGACAGCAGCGTCGAGGTCGTGTTTCATCCCATGGGTATCGAGGCCCTCACCACTGGGGCACTGGAGAACGCCGCATGATGGCGCTACGCGCGAAGGTCCAACTCTCCCGCACCGCGCACGGACGCATCACGTTGTCGGACGCGCCGCCAGCGGAGCCTTTGCCGACGCCGAGGCCGCCGCGAGTGCCGCGCATCGCGCGACTCATGGCGCTCGCGATCCGGTTCGACCGCCTGTTGCGCGACGGCACGGTGGCAAGCCTCTCCGAGCTCGCGCGCCTGACTCGGATCACGCAGCCGCGCGTCACGCAGATCCTCAATCTGACACTCTTGGCTCCGGACATTCAGGAAGAACTGCTGCACCTGCGCGGCGCTGAGATTGGTCGCGATCGGCTCAACGAGAGGCGGCTGCGACCTATCGTGGCGAACGCGAGCTGGGATGCCCAACGGTCGGCTTGGCGGCGCGCCGCTTGCGCGGACTAGGTGGGACCGATCACGAGTGTCGCGACGACAACCTTGCCGTGGTTCGGGACATCCGCGTGGAACAAGAGCTCGATACGACGCTTCAATTCGTCGCTCGTGATCATGCCCTCGCCTTCTACGTCAATTCGCCGCGGGGTACTTCGCAGGTCTCGATCGACTACCAGGAACCTCAGGCCGAACACCTCGCCCTGAAAGCCGACTGGGCCACTCGAGTCCTCGATCGACAACACACCGATGTGACCCAGCGCTGTGTCGAGCATGACCTCAGTGTTCAAGGTCGCGCGCAAGTAGGGGAACATCCGAACGTCAGCCGCTTCGACACCCATGGCGTAGGCCGCGGCCGCAGGCATGACGGCGCCGCGGTTGGCGGCGATGAAGTTGCACCAGGTCTTCGTCATCCAGCGGGCGAGGCGATCGAACGGCAGTTCGATGAGCTTGGGTCCGCGCCACAGTTCACCTGGTCGGCACACATCTCGTTCTGCGGCGACGACCTCGATCGACTGTTTGAACCGGATGACATCCTGATCGAGGCCGCTTGAGACTTCGTGGTTGTGGCGCCCGCAGAGCATGTTGCTCAGCGCCGAGGACCACGGGATGGTGCGGACCTCAGTGCGGCAGAAGTTCATTCCGCGCACGTCCACACTCGGCCCGGTGGCGATCCCCTGAGGAACCCAGTGTTCGCCGGTGATCGCGCCACGGCACTCTCCGTACCCCTTCGCCCAGCACTCCATCGCCGCACCGTAGCGAATTCGGGCGGACCGGATGCGGGCCGCCGCCGGTCGTTTGAATGCCGGGCGGGCATCGGAGATACTGACGCAAGATCCGTCCCGGCCGGGGCTTGGGAGGCGCCGACGGGACGGGCTTCCGGAGCGCGCCCATAGGCCACAACCGCCTCCAGTTCCCGCCGGACACCTCGAAGTGGTGGCAAGTCGTCGAGGCGCTCGCGCTGGGCGAGGACGTTGCCGCGGTCGCCGACGCGACCCTCAGCGCCGCCGAGCGCGGTCTTGAGCTGGCGGGTCGAGACCGAGGTGTTGCGTATTCAGTCTGGCTGCTTGCAAGGATCGTCGCGGCCGCCCGCAAGGGCGACTTCGCCAGTGCGCTTCGCGAGTGCGGAGTCAATGTCACGAGCGAATCGTCGCTCACGGATGTGCTCGCTGGATTCAGTGACGCGGTCGATGGCCATCTCGCGGCGAACAGATCTCGAACCGACCTCGGAGAGATGGCGCAGATGGCGGCCATTGAGGCTGTCAGTGCGACTGCGGGGGCGGCACCCGACCTTCTCTGGAGTGATGCGGCGGCGAGTGCGAAGTCAGCTCTCGGCGCGTTCGGGACTGAGGCGGGATTCAGAACGCTCACGCACGCATTCTTCACTCGCTTTTTCGAACGGTACCTGACCTATCACCTGAGCCGCGAGCTCTCGCAGCATGTCGGCCAGAACCAGCGCTTCGCCGACTCCGCCGCGCACAACCAATTCCTCGATGCGCTCCGGCAACACAGTTCGCAGGTCACGTCGATCGTTCGTGAGTTCGCATCCGGCTGGTACAGCAAGTCCAAGTTCGAAACGGGGCTCTCCCAAGATTCGGCCCGCCGCTTCGCGAGCTACTGCATCACGAAGATCCGCAGTGAGGTTCGGCGGAGGGCTGCCGGATGAGTGCACCTCGCCTCATCCTCTGCGGCAGCGCTCGGGCCTCCTCGACGGCGAAGCGCTGGTCGGGCGGTCGCCCGATCAGGCTCAGCATCGGGAAGGGGGCGGGCGATGTCCACCTCAGGAGCGGGGACATCCCCAACAAACTCGTGGCGCCGCTCCCTCCGCGCGCCCTCGACCTCCTTGAGATCGCGGCCTATGTCTTCACTGCGGACCAGGCGGTCACGCGAGGAGGAGACTCCTCGTTCGAGTACGGACAGAAGTGGCGCCGTCATCTCCGGTTCGAGATTCCAGTTCGGGACACGGCGTTCTGGAAGTCCGCCGCCGCCGTGGAGGCGCTGACGTCGGCGCTCGGTTTCTTGTCCGACGACGACTACGAGTTCGCCTTCACCAAGAACACGAGCCCGGCGTCGGCGGAGTCGTACCTGCCGTTTGCGCCAGTTGGGGGACATGGATCACCCATTGAGGAGGTCATGCTCTTCTCTGGCGGACTTGACTCTTTCTGCGGCGCTGTTCAGGAAGTCGTGGTCGGTCAGCGTCGCGTCGCTCTCGTCAGCCATGTCTCGACCGGGAAGATCGGGAAACCCCAGCGCGAGCTCGTGAGCGCTCTTGCCAGTCACGCGAAATCCGGCCGTGCGCCTGTTCATGTGCCGGTCAGATTGAACAAGGGCAAGGACCTTGGTCTCGACAACGCACAGCGCACGCGATCATTCGTGTTCGCCACGATGGCGGGGCTCGTTGCTCGTGGACTCGGTCTGTCGCGAATCCGTTTCTATGAGAACGGGCCTATCTCGTTCAACTTGCCGATCGCGGGCGAGCTGGTCGGTGGACGAGCGAGTCGAACCACGCATCCTCTCACGATCAAGCGGCTGCGGGAGCTGCTGTCGCTGGTCTTCGAGGTGCAGTTCGAGATCGAGAATCCGTTCCTCTGGAAGACTCGCACTGAGATTCTGGAGCAGCTCAGTACCACGGCGCTGGCGGCAAGCTGTGCGAAGACGATCAGCTGCGCGCACACCAAGGAGCGAACCAAGCAGCACAGTCACTGCGGGCGATGCTCGCAGTGCATCGACCGACGCTTCGCCGCGATTGCCGCGGGTATGAGCAACGACGACGATCCGGTTGAGATGTACGCGGCTGCCTTGGACACGCCGTGCCGAGACGAGGTGCATCGGACACTGGTCGAGAGATACGTCGGCACCGTGCTCAAGATTCGATCCATCACCTCCGTGCCGGCTTTCATTGCCCAGTATGGCGAGGTGGGTCGGGTGCTCTCGTCGCTCCCGGGGACGACGGCGGCTGCAGCTGATCAGGTCTTTCACCTGCATCGCCGTCACGCCGAACAGGTGCACAGCGCCGTCGTCGCGCTCGTGAAGCAGGAGGCCGTTCGGATTGTCGATGGCGAAGTCCCTCATGACTCGCCGTTGGGAATCATCGCGCGACTGGCGCCGCCCGTGGTTACTTCAGCAGCACCCACGCCGACCCCGACCTCACCGACCACTGCTGCGAGTCCCTCCGAGCCGCCACCGGCCGGCGCCGTCAGCGCCAAGTCCAGCTACTACAAGGTGCCGACGGTCGACGACGAGCACCTCACGGCCTGCTTTCAGGACAAGTCGTGCTTCCTGGGCGCCACGATGGAGCTCAAGCTGTTCGGCCGTCTTGCGCTTCGGCCGGGAACCTACGTGAGCATTGAAGCACTCTTCCAAGATGTCTGGGGAGGCAACATCCGAACCAAGAATGCGGTGCACAAGTGCGCGAGCATTCTGCGACGCAAGCTCCGTGACGCGGGCATGGACGGCTTGCTGAGAATCGAGGGGAAGCAGCGCGACCGACTCGCGATGCACATTTCATCGAGCGGTAAGAGCTAGTTCCAGAGAGCGGTAAGTGGCGGTCCTCAGTGTGTGCGGCACGCGGCGAATGCGCCGCCCGCACCACTGGGACCATCGATGGAACAGCCGACCAACCCGTCCGATCTCCTCACGCACCCCATCGTCAAGCGCGCGATCCGGAAGAAGGCGCGCGAGCTCGCGCGCCGCGCCGAGTTCTTCGGCGACGACATCGCCGACATCGCGGGCGCGATCCGAGTCCAGCTCGTGCCGAAGCTCGCGACGCTCGACCTTCGTCGCGGCGGGCTGCACACGCTCGTGGCGTGCGCGATGCGGAGCATCGCCGCATCGCTCATCAAGGAACGCTACCGCGACTGCCGGCGCGTGGCGCTCAACACCTGGTCGTTCGAGACCCCCGACGCGCGTGGGCAACGAACCCGCGCTGAGCTCGTCACCGAGGACGCGGTGGCGCGCGCCTGCGGTCGCGCACTCTGCGACCCGATCGAGGCGCTCATCACCCGCCGGTCGATCGAGGACGCGACGGCGTCACTGCACCCCGACCTCGTGATCGTCGTGCGCGTCCTTCGCGAGGACGCGCCGGCGACGGCTGCGCGGCGCCTCGGCATCTCGCGCCGACAGATGCGTGGACTCATCGCCGAGATCCGCGAGCACTTCGTCCGCCACGGAATTGGTGAGTGAGCGGACAGCCCCCGGAAGGGCGGCGTACATCCCAGATAGCCAACTCTCGCACCGCTGACCCGGAGACTCCATGCCGCTGCTGGACACGTTGATCACTACGACCACACCCGCGCCTCCGAAGATCCTGCTTCATGGACCACCGGGGGTCGGCAAGACCTCGCTCGCGCAAGGTGCCGATGCGCTCCTCATCGACTGCGAGAACGGCGCCGGTGCGATTCCGGGCCTCACGCGCACGCCGTTCATCAAGAGCTGGTCCGAGGCGCTCGCCTGGCTGAACGAGATCGAGTCGAACGCGCCGGAAGGACTCCGTGTCGTCGCCATCGACACCCTGGATTGGCTTCTCCAGCGCATCGTCGAGTACGTCGTCATGGACCTCGACAAGAAGAGCAGAGGAGACGTGACCAACACGCTCTCCTCCGCGCATGGCGGCTACTTCAAGGCGCGGGAGATCGTCCAGAACATCGTCAGCCGCGAGCTCCTGCCCATCCTGAACGCGATCACCGATCGCGGCATCGCGGTGCTCCTGCTCGCCCATTCGGCGAACACGAAGATGACGACGCCGGAGGGATTCGATGTCCGGCTCGCGGGTCCCGACATTCCGGCGTGGATCGCGCCGATCTTCATCGAGTGGGCCGACTGCGTGCTCTACGCGTCGCGCGAACCTGACGGCACGCGCGTCGTCACCACCGAAGGGACCAGCACCATCACCGCGAAGAACCGATACGCGCTGCCGCCGAGGCTGCCGCTGTCGTGGCCGGAACTCATTCAGGCGATCGAGCGCGGCGCGCCTGCGCCGGCGCCGACCGCCTGACCCATCACGCACCCCACCAGGAAAGCACGACATGGCCAACCTCAACAACTTCGACGCCAATCAGGTCGACCCCGCGGCGCAGTTCGATCCGCTGCCTGCAGGTCGCTACGTCGCGGTCATCACCGAGTCGGAGATGAAGCCCACGAAGGCGGGCAACGGTCGATACCTCCAGCTCGCATTCCAAGTGCTCGAGGGGGAACTTCGGGGCCGATTCGTCTGGGCGCGACTCAACCTCGAGAACGAGAGCGAGATGGCGGTCAAGATCGCTCGCGGCGAACTCTCCTCGATCTGCCGCGCAGTCGGCAAGATGCAGCCTCGCGATTCGGTCGAGCTGCACGGCGTCCCGCTCGAGATCACCGTCGGCCTCAAGCGCCGTGACGACACGGGCGAGCTCACCAACATCATCAAGGGCTACGCGCGGCGCAACGCCGGTGGGGGCGCCGGTCCCGCGAGCGCCGCGGTGACCACGGGTCCCGCCGCTGTGGGCGGGGCCGGGGGCGGTGGGGCTCCGCGCCAACCCATGGCCGCGGGTTCGACGCCGCCGTGGAAGCGATGAGACGACGGTCGCTCACCCTTCCATTTCCGCCGTCGGTCAATCGCTACTGGCGGCATGTCGGACCGCGGGTGTTGATCAGCCGCGAGGGGCGGCGCTTCCGCGAAAGCGTTCGCGCCCTCCTCGCGGCGGTGCGCCCGAGCCCTGACACGTCCACTTTCCGAGGCCGCCTCGACATGATCGTCACGCTGCATCCACCAGATAAGCGGCGCCGCGACATCGACAACTCGATGAAGGGCCTGCTGGACGCTCTTGCGCACGCAGGCGTCTACGAAGACGACTCGCAGATCGACCATCTCACCATCGATCGCGGCGCCGTGGTCCGAGGCGGCTCATGCGCCGTCGAGATCGTGGAGACATTCTGAATGGAGCTGCGTCCGTACCAGCGAGACGCGGTCGACGCGGTGTGGCACCACATCGCCACGAGCGAGACGAATCCAGCGGTCGTCTTGCCGACGGGTTCCGGCAAGACCCATGTGATCGCCGAGATCTGTCGCGACGCCGTGACGAAGTGGAACGGCCGCGTGGTCGTGCTCGCGCATGTGAAGGAGCTGCTCGATCAGGCGGCAGGCAAGCTGCGGGCGGTCGCGCCCGATCTCCCGATCGGCGTCTACTCGGCGGGACTCGGACGCCGCGATCTCGGCTACGCGATCACGATCGCGGGAATCCAGTCCGTCCACCAGCGTGCCCACGACCTCGGCCCGCTCGACGTCGTCATCGTCGACGAGGCCCACCTCATTCCACCGGACGGCGAGGGCATGTACCGCCGCTTCCTGGCGGACGCACGAACCATCTGCGATCACCAGCGTGTCGTCGGTCTGACCGCGACTCCGTACCGGATGAAGACCGGGATGATCTGCGGTCCTGCGCCGGACCACGTTCTGAGCCATGTCTGCTTCGAGGCGGGCGTGCGCGAGTTGATCTCGCAGGGCTTCCTCTGCCCGCTCCACAGCCGCGCCGGCAAGGCGATCGCCGACACCACCGCTCTGCATGTGCGTGGCGGTGAGTTCGTCGCTGGGGAACTCGAAGACCTGATGGACAAGGACGCGCTCGTCGAGGCGGCCTGCGCCGACATCGTCGCATCCGCGCGCGATCGCGTCTCGGTGTTGATCTTCTGTTCCGGAGTTCGTCACGGTGAGCATGTCGCCGAGGTCCTGCGGAGTAAGCACGGCGTCGACTGCGGCTTCCTCGACAGCGAGACGCCGACGAAGGAGCGGGACGCGCTCATCGCAAGGTTCAAGGCGGGCGGCCTCAAGTACCTCGCGAACGTGAATGTGCTGACGACCGGCTTCGATGCCCCGAACGTCGATTGCGTCGCGATGCTCCGACCGACGATGAGTCCGGGCCTCTACTACCAGATGGTCGGGCGCGGTTTCCGCCCGAACCCGGGGAAGTCCGAGTGCCTCGTGCTCGACTTCGGCGGCAACGTGCTTCGGCACGGCCCCGTCGATGCGATTCGGCTCGCCGACCCGAACGCGGCGGCAGGCGAACCACCGGCGAAGCAGTGCCCGAAGTGCGACGCCCTCATCCACGCGGCGTACGCAGTCTGCCCGCACTGCGGGCATGTGTTCCCGCCGCGCCAGGTGGTGAAGCACGGCGCCGTGGCATCGGACGCCGCAGTCGTCTCTGGCGCCGACGGCCCGTCGCGCACCACGGAGCGAGTGAGCGAGGTCGCCTATCACGTCCACTTCAAGCGCGACAACCCGAACGCGCTGCCCACGATGCGGGTCGAGTACCGCTGCGGGTGGAATCGCTGGCATCGCGAATGGATCTGCTTCGAGCATCCCCGGAATGGGATGGCGCGGAAGAAGGCCGAGGCCTGGTGGATCAAGCGCTCGCACGAGCTCGTGCCGAGCACCGTCGAGGAGGCGGTCGATCTCGCCAATGCAGGCGCGCTCGCGCCGACGCTCAGCATCACCGTCGAGCGCAAGCCCGGCGACCAGTGGGACCGCATCGTCAGCCATGAGCTTGGCGAGAAGCCGCCGAGGCTCGAGTCCTGCGACGACCTGCCCCCAGAGAGTCCTCCGACCGAGAGCGCTGTCTCCGACAACGACGCCGACTTGATTCCATTCTGATGTCATCACGCGAGCCGCCCACTTCCTGCAAAGGCACGCTCCGTTCGCATGCACTCGCGTGCGTCAACGCGGGACTCTGCGCGCTCCCGGCGGTGCGACGTGGCGACGAGAAGCGCGTCGCGCTTCGGAAGTGGAAGGCATTCCAGTCGCGGCTGCCGTCGAGCGACGAAATCGGTTCGTGGTTCAACGCTGATGCGCCCGGGGGCGGGGGAGGCGCGATGTGTCTCGTCTGCGGCGCCGTCTCCGGCAACCTCGAGATGATCGACTTCGATCTCGGCGGCGAGGCGTTCGAGGCGTGGCGCGCGTCGGTGGGGGAAACCGCCCCCGGACTTGTCGAGCGACTCGTGATCGAGTCGACGCCGTCCGGCGGCAAGCACGTGGTCTATCGATGCCAGGCGCCGGTGTCGGGCAACACGAAGCTCGCGCAGCGCCGCATCGCCGTCGGTGGTCCCGAGCCCATCGTGGTGGGCGGCAAGACGCATGTGCCGCGCCAGGACGCATCCGGCGCGTGGTTCGTCATCGTCACGATGATCGAGACGCGCGGCGAGGGCGGGCTCTTTCTCTGCGCGCCGTCCGACGGCTACGCGATCACGCAGGGCGACCTTCGAGCGCCGCCACTGATCACCGCGGACGAGCGCGACATCCTGCTCGGCTGCGCATGGGCGCTCGACGAGATCCCCCGGCCGGTCGTTGGCGCTGCCGAGCGTCCATCCGGCAGTCAGGAGGGAGCCAAGCGGCAAGCAACCGGAAGCGAGGGCACGACGAGCCTTCGACCCGGTGACGACTTCAACGCTCGCGGCGACCCCCGGAAGGTGCTCACCGATCACGGTTGGACGCGCGTCAGCAACGGCGACAACGAGCACTGGTGCAGGCCGGGGAAGCTCGCCGGGACGAGCGCGACGCTCAAGGACGGCGTCTTCTACGTCTTCTCGACGAACGCGCCGCCGTTCGAGGCGCACAAGGGCTATTCGCCGTTCGCTGTCTACGCGCTCCTCGAGCATCACGGCGACTTCAACGCCGCCGCGTCAGCGCTCGCGGCGCAGGGGTACGGCGATCAAGATCACACCCACGGCGTCGACCTTTCGAACTTCATCACGCCCGCACCTCTGGCACCGGAGTCACCGCTCGCCCCCGCGCCGCTCGCGGTGCGCGATCTCGTCGCGGCCTATCCATGCCTTCGACCGCCGGTGATCCACGGCCTCTTGCGCGAGGGCGAGACGATGAACATCATCGCGAGCCCGAAGACGGGGAAAAGCTGGCCCACGCTCGACCTCGCGATCGCTGTTGCGACTGGGCGTCCCTGGCTCGGGCGCTACGAGACAGTCCCGGGGGATGTCCTCATCATCGACAACGAGTTGCACCGCGAGACGAGCGCCCACCGCATTCCGCGCGTCGCACATGCGCGCGGCGTCGCCATGCGCGAGATGGACGACCGCATCTTCGTCGACAACCTGCGCGGGCGCCTCCAGGACATCTTCACGCTAGCGCCCTACTTCGCGGCGCTCGAGCCCGGGCGCTTCAAGGTGATCGTGCTCGACGCGTTCTATCGCTTCATGCCCGCGGGCGGCGACGAGAACGACAACGGCACGATGGCGAACATCTACAACCGCCTCGACGCGTTCGCCGACACACTCGACTGCTGCTTCGTGCTCATTCACCACTCGACGAAGGGCAGCCAATCGGCGAAGAGCGTGACCGATGTCGGCGCCGGCGCGGGTGCGCAAAGCCGTGCGACCGACACGCATCTTGTGCTGCGCCCGCATGAGGAACACGGGGCCGTCGTTCTCGATGCCGCCGTCCGCTCATGGGCGCCGATCGAGCCGACGTGCCTGCGCTGGTCGTTCCCGGTGTGGACGGTCGACGACTGCCTCGATCCCAGCGCCCTCAAGCCCGAGCGACCGACCAAGCGCAAGGAGCCGAAGGACGAAGAACCCGCACCCGCTCCCGTCTGGACTGTCGAGCGGTTCGTGCAGGAGTTCATCGGGACCGAGGCGCTCACGGTTTCTGACCTCCGCGAGACCGCGGCACATCAACCGGGCCTCTCCTGGCGGCGCGTCGCCGACTTCATCAAGATCGCCGAGCGGCAGGGGCTCATCGAACGAGTCCGGCTGCCGGGTCGTGGTGGACCGTCGGGTTATGTCATTGCGGGGGGTGGCGAGTGATGTTCCGGCACCCGAACCTCGAGCGCGAACTCAAAGCGCTCCGAACTCGAAGCGCGCGCAAAGTGGCGTTTGCGCGCTCGCGCTTCGGGTTGAACTCGAAGCGCGCGCACCCCCCCATACCCCCCCTGCGGGTGCGCCGCGAGTTCGCGGCGACCCGCGAACTCGAAGCGCGTGCGCTTCAAGTTCGCGCTTCAAGTTCGAGTTGGCGTAGGTACTACCAGCGCGAAAAGTACCCGTCAGGCACGTGGGAACAGCCGCAATACTCGACTGAGTTTCGCGCGCTCGTCCGAAGTCGGCCATCGCGCCACGTGGCCCACGACGTTCGCCCCGGTTGCGCCCGGCGCGCCGGGTCGCCCGGGCGCCGCCGCCTCGGCCAGGACGCACCCCGTCGCGGCGTCGTGGCCCGGTTCCAACTCCGACCTCTGACCGCCCGACCTCCGGGCAAGGACGCCGTATGAAGATCGAACTCCGACCGCTTGCCGACATCAAGCCCTACGACGCGAACCCGCGCATCAATGACGACGCGATCGATGCGGTTGCCGCGTCGCTCGAGCAGTTCGGATTCCGGCAGCCGATCGTGGTCGACACCGAGGGCGTGATCGTCTGCGGTCACACGCGCTGGAAGGCGGCGCAGAAGCTGGGCCTCGAGAAGGCGCCGGTGCATGTGGCGCGCGACCTCACGCCCGAGCAGATCCGCGCGTACCGCATCGCGGACAACAAGACCGCCGAGCTGGCCGAGTGGAACATGGACCTGCTCGCGATCGAGCTCGATGCGCTGCGGTCGATCGATGTCGATCTCGAGTCGCTTGGCTTCGATGGAGACGAGCTCGCAAAGATCTTCGCGGGCGACATCAAGGACGGGCTCACAGATCCTGATGACGTGCCGGCGCCGCCCGACGCGGCGATCACGCAGCCCGGCGATCTCTGGGTACTCGGGGATCACCGGCTCCTCTGCGGCGACTCGTCGAAGCCGGCGGATCTTGATCGGCTGCTCGATGGCCAACCGATTCATCTCGTCAACACCGACCCGCCGTACAACGTCAAGGTCGAGCCGCGCTCGAACAACGCGATCGCTGCTGGGCTCTCATCGTTCGAGGGGACGACCCGGGGGCACCACCAGAAGTTCGACAAGGCGCGGAACCCGGACTCGAAGGCGACGCACAAGAAGCTCCGCGCGAAGGACCGTCCGCTCGCGAACGACTTCGTGACGGATGAAGCGTTCGATGCTCTGCTCGATGCGTGGTTCGGCAACATGGCGCGCGTGCTGCTGCCGGGTCGTGGCTTCTACATCTGGGGCGGATACGCGAACCTCGGCAACTACCCGCCGTTCCTCAAGAAGCACGAGTTGTACTTCTCGCAGGGCGTCGTCTGGGACAAGCAGCATCCAGTGCTCACGCGCAAGGATTTCATGGGCGCGTTCGAGATCTGTTTCTACGGCTGGCGCGAGGGCGCGGCGCATCTCTTCCTCGGTCCGAACAACGCGACCGATCTCTGGCATGTGAAGAAAGTGAACCCGCAGAGCATGGTGCACTTGACGGAGAAGCCTGTGGAGCTCGCTGCGCGCGCACTGCAGTTCTCGTCGCGCCCCGGAGAGAACGTGCTCGATCTCTTCGGTGGCTCCGGGTCGACGCTCATCGCGGCGGAGCAGACGCAGCGCCATGCGTTCCTCATGGAACTCGATGCGCTCTACTGCGATGTGATCGTTCAGAGATGGGAGAAGTTCACGGGTCGCAAGGCCGAGCGGCACACGCCGTCCACTACTTCACGAACGAAGTCGAAGCGGTCCCCGTCCCCGGAGAAAGCGCCAGCACGGGCTGGCGCGGGAGCGACGGGTTGATCGCGATCGGCTCAGACTGCCGGCAGTCCCGCCTCGCGTCGGAATGCGGCGAGCGCCGCGTCGGCGCTGAACGACGGCTCCTTCGAGAGCCTGTTGTCGAGCGGCCGTTCGCGGAGAAGTCCGGCGCGCTTCATGCACTCGACAGCCACGAGGCATCGCGTCCATGTGCGACCGGACGGGGCCACGAGTTCGTCGACCACGAACCATCCGTTCCCATGCGGGTCGGCGTCCTCCTCGATCGTCTGCGCGACGATGTCGATGTCCTCGGCATCGACTGCGTCGACGCGCTCCAAGCCATCGGCGTATGCGGAGCGCCGGACGAAGTGACCATCTTCGAAGGCGTAGCTAGGGTCGACGGACTCCTCGGCTGTGGTGATCGCGCGTTCGAGACCGTCCCACTCCTCGGCCGTATCCGAATCGTGACGACGGGCCTCTGCGAGTTCGGTCGCAGCCGACAGGAGCAATCGCATGACGGTCTCGGTGCGTGTCATGGTTCAGCCCACCTTCCGGCTGAAGGCGAAAAGGCCGCGATCGGTCTTCGTGAATCGCGCGTCCTTGCCTTTCGCCTTGATCTCGCGGATCAGTGCGGCGTAGAGCGTCTGCTCGGGCGTCTTGCCGTTGGGCGAGGACCAGAGTTTGCGCTCGGCCATCGCCTTGATCAGGTCGGCGGCGGTCATCGGCTCCTTCGCGCCGCCAAGCACCGTTGCCGCTGCGTCGAGCGCGGAGACTCGCTTCGCCTTCGGGGGCTTCTTGTCCTTCGCGGACTTGCCTGCCTTGGCGGTCCTCGACTTCGCGCCGTCGAGCGTCGCGATGCGCGCGGCGATCTCGGCGCGTGCCTCCTTCGCGAGGCGCTCGGCCTTCTTCGGGTCGTTCTTCTTGGCCTTCTTCGAACTCTTCGTCTTCGTGGTGGACATGTGTCCGTTCCTTTCCGGGGTGCGGGCGGTGGATGGAGACTCGTCGCCGCGCCCGCGAGCGGCTGGAGTCGGTGGACGCGTCGCGCGCGGCGCGAGCGTGTTGATCGTGAGTCGCGTCTTGCTGAACCCGATGACGAGTTCGTGGCCGCGCCTCAAGTCGTCGAGCAGCGGCTGGGCGCGCGCCGCCAGCGGAATGCGTTCACCGAAGTCGTCGAAGCCGACGAATGCGTTCGCCGTCTCGAACGCATCGGGATCGACCTCGGGCTCCATGCCATCGACGAACGCGCAGACGCATCCAGTCCCGGGCGGCTCATGCCTGATGTCGTCGTGGCAGAGGTAGACGCCGTGGTCGTGCGCGAGCATCAGCGGCTTGCCGCTCGTGATCGATGCTTCGACGAGGCGGATGACGAGCGCGGGGTCTTTGAATCGAAGTCGTGGCATGGTGGTCCTCAGATCGCGTCGTCGAGGAAGGCCTCGATCGCCTCGCGGCCCATGCCGCTGATGAATGCGATGGTGTCGATCAGGTCGCTGCGGACCTTGCCGAGGTTGCCGGGAAAGCCCCAGTTGTTCGGTGCGGTCTTCGCGCGCTCATCGTGCTTGGCGAGTTCCATCCCGAGCACATCGATCAGCCGCGCGATGTCGTTGCGCTTCGCTTCCATGTCCTCGCCTGCGGTCCTTGGCATTCGGTTCATCTCGATCTCCTTGGTTCGTGGTGCGCGGCGTCAGTCGGCGATCGCGGCGTCGAGGGCGGCGGCGAGCGTCTTGAAGTGGCGGGCTGCCTCTCGAAGCGCTGCGAGCGCGCCAATCCCCATCTCGATGTCGGTGGCCTTCGTCTGGAGGATGCCGCAGGTGTTCGGCATCTCGCCGCGAATCAGTCGGTGCTTCGCCTCATCGAGCGCTTCGTGGCATTGGTCGATGCGGTACAGCAGGCTCTGCCGCGCTTCGGCCTCGAGCGCAGCGAACTCGCGCTTCGCATGCTCGGCTTCGAACTTCGTGGTGTCGTCGATCTGCGTCATGGCGTCGTCCTTCGTTCGTCTCTCGCGTTCGCGCCTCGTCGTTCGGGCATCTCGATCGCGTTGGACGCATCAGGGCATGACTCCGCGAACACATCAAGGCAACCGCGCGAACACCTCGCCGGAATGCGGCAGATGTTTCGCCCCCGGGCCGCCCCGTGCGGAAGGTCCGAGGTGTGCGCGCCCCTGCGTAACGGAGTGGCCGACATGCGGTGAAGAGGCGAAGCATGAATGAGGCCACGAAGAAGCGCCCAGGCTCCCTTGACATCTATGACATCGAGCGGCTTCTGCGCGCCTCGGGCTCGAAGCATGTGTCAGCGGAGCGCGTGCGCGCCGACATCGACGCGGGCGCACCGACGAATGTGGATGGCACGATCAATCTCGTGCACTACGGCGCGTGGCTCGTGCGCCAGGTGATGGCGCAAGAGCGATCTGACTCTGGCGGGAGCGTGCATGGCAACTGATGTCCGACGCCTGCGCGCCGGTGAGCTCTGTCGCCTGCTCAATTCGACGCCGCTCGGCGAATGCCTCGGCGAGCGCCAGCTCCACCGTCACCGCACGCGTGCCGGACTTCGCATCGCCACCGACGGCGATCACAGCCGGATCGACTTGCTGCGCTACCTTGCCTGGCTCTTCGACCAACGCCATGCGCCTCCGGAGGGTGATGCAGCGACGGACGTTTCCGGGGGAGGGGGCTATGACGCGCAACGGGAGCGCTCACGTCTACGGAACGCGCTCATGTCTGCGTCAGGCCGGGAGATCGGTGAGCTGCCGGCAGTGCAGGACCCGGCCCGCAAGAACGATTGCGAGCGCAACTTCCGAGGTTTCTGCGAGAAGTACCTGCCGCAGACATTCCACCTCAAGTGGTCGCCCGATCACCTGAAGGTGATCTCGAAGATCGAGACCGCCGTGCTCGATGGCGGCCTGTTCGCGATGGCGATGCCGCGCGGATCGGGGAAGACATCGCTCTGCGAGACGGCGTGTCTGTGGGCGATGCTCTACGGGCATCGGGAGTTCGTGGCGCTCGTTGGCAGTGACGAGGAACACGCCGCGAGCATGCTCGACTCGATGAAGGCCGAGCTCGACAACAACGACCTGTTGCTGGCCGACTTCCCCGAGGCCTGCTTCCCGATTCGCAGACTGGAAGGCATTCACCAGCGTGCGGCAGGTCAACTGTTCCGGGGAAAGCAGACGCACATCGGTTGGACGGCGCGCGAGATCGTGCTGCCGACGATTGAGGGCTCACGCGCCTCCGGCGCGATCATCCGAGTCGCAGGCATTACGGGCCGCATCCGGGGGATGAAGTACAAGCGCCCGGACGGCGGCGCGGTGCGCCCGTCGTTGGTCTTGATCGACGACCCGCAGACGGATGAATCAGCACGGAGCCTGTCGCAGTGCGATGCGCGCGAGCGAATCCTGTCCGGCGCCATTCTCGGGCTCGCGGGACCCGGCAAGAAGATCGCGGGACTAATGACGCTGACTGTCGTGCGCCCCGACGACCTGGCCGACCGTCTACTCGACCGCGACAAGCATCCGCAGTGGCAGGGCGAGAGGACGAAGATGGTGTACTCGTTCCCGACGAACGAGGCACTGTGGTCGCGCTACGCGGAGTTGCGCGCCACCGGACTTCGCGCGGACGCAGGCATCGTTGCAGCGACGGCCTTCTACCGCGAGAACCAGGCGGCGATGGACGACGGCGCCGTGATCGCTTGGCCCGAGCGATTCAACCACGACGAGGCGTCGGCCATTCAGCATGCGATGAACCTGCGCTACCAAGGCGAGACCGCATTCTGGGCCGAGTACCAGAACGCGCCGTTGCCTGAGGGTGAGCTCGCCGAGGACGATCTGCTGACCGCGGACCAGATTGCCGCGAAGACGAACGGGCACGCGCGCCGTGAGGTCCCGATCGGTTGCACGCGCCTGACGATGTTCGTTGATGTCCAAGGTAAGGCGCTCTTCTGGTTGGTCGCGGCCTGGGAGGACGACTTCACCGGCTACCTCATCGACTATGGCACCGAGCCCGATCAGCGAGTCGCTGCAGGTGGCTACTTCTCGCTGCGCGATCTGCGCTACACGCTGGCCGACACGTCGCCGCGCGCTGGGCTCGAAGGCGCGGTCTACGCGGGACTCGAGCGGCTGATCGAAGCGGCAGTCGGTCGCGAGTGGCGCCGTGACGACGGCGCGATGGTGCGGATCGATCGCTGCCTGATCGACGCGAACTGGGGCGCGTCGACCGATGTCGTCTACCAGTTCTGCCGACAGTCGAAGTACGCGGGGATCGTCATGCCGAGTCACGGTCGGTATGTCGGCGCGTCGAGCATTCCGTTCAGCGAGTACCGGAGAAAGCGCGGCGATCGCGTCGGCCTGAACTGGCGTGTGCCGACGATCACGGGGCGTCGCGCCGTGCGGCACGTCGTGTTCGACACGAACTACTGGAAGAGCTTCGTCCACGCGCGGCTGGCCGTTCCGATGGGAGATCCCGGAAGTGTGTCGCTCTTCGGGCGCACGCCTTCGACCCATCGGCTGCTGGCGGACCACATGCTCTCTGAGTTCCGTGTGCGGACCGAGGGACGGGGCCGAAGCGTCGATGAGTGGAAGCTGCGCGTGGATGGCATCGACAACCACTGGCTCGACTGTGCCGTCGGCACGGCGGTCGCGGCGTCGATGGAGGGGGCTGTGCTCTTCGGCACCGGCACATCGATGCCAGCCGCTCGCCCACGCATCAAGCTCTCGGCATTGCGGAGTGCACGGTGAAGCCGCGCACGACGAAGGAGGGAGCGAAGGACGAACGCGGCATCCGGTGCCCAGGGTGCGGCTGCGGTCACTGGCGGGTGATCTACACGCGTGGCTCCTGGAATGGTCGACTGGTACGACGCCGGGAATGCAGGAACTGCGGGCGCCGCGTGATCACGCACGAGTCCCTGACTGGTGCGGCCGAAGGCCGAAGATGAAGCAGGGTTCAGCGGATGTTCATGGCCGACGCAACAGGTGGAGCGACAGTTTCACAGGCCCGTTGCCGTTTGCCTACAGGAGACTTCCGTGCCTCACGCGACTACAAAGATGATGGAACAGTGCGCAGAGATCTGCCATGAATGCCAAGACGCCTGTCTCAAGGCCATTACTCATTGCCTTGAAATGGGAGGAGAACACGCGAGCCGTGAGCATCAGACGATGCTGACCGACTGCGCCGCGATCTGCGGGGTCAGCCACGGATTCCTGCACCGCCAGTCGTCGCATCATCATCACACATGTGGCGCGTGCGCGGAGATTTGCCGCGCGTGTGCCGACGACTGCGAGCGCACCGGCAATGGCGACGCAGTGATGAAGGAGTGCGCCCTTGCGTGCCGTCGTTGCGCCGAATCGTGCGAGCAGATGTCTCATCAACACGCGTGATGGCATCGCTTCTACGGACCAGACTGATTGCTCATGGATGCTCGAACGCTGAATACCGAGGGTCGCACAATGAAATGGCACACAACCGTTTTCGCTGCTCTCGCTCTCGCAACGCTGGTCGGATGCGCTACGGATGAGACGAACACTGCAAGCTCTCAGAGCGGACGCCAACACGAAGGAATGTCATCCACGGCACACGCCAAGAGTGACGGAGAGTTCGCCGCAATGGTCGCTGCTCACCATGCGGGCGCGATTGCGATGGGAAGAGTCCAGGAAGAGCGCGGCGCCCGCGACGATGTGCGTCGGATGGCGGAGCGCATGGTCCGAGTTCAAGCCAAGGAACAAGCAGACCTCGAACGGATCGCACGGGATGAAGGTCACGCAGCGCGTAAGAGCGACCCGATGATGGAGAGCCACACTCAGGCCGACCTCACCGCGATGCGATCGGCGACGGGGCAAGAGGTCGACCGTCTGTTCGTGGTTCACATGATCGACCATCATGAGCAGGGAATCGACATGATGAGACGGTCGATGTCCAACCTCCAACGTCAGGATCTGCGTCGCATGGCGCAGAAGATGATCGACGACCAGGAACGCGAGGTAGCGGAGATGCGGCGGCTCGTTTGGGATCAGTCTGCGATCGCGGGTGCGGGCAGATAGGAGCCCCGTTGCGCCAGGCAGTTCCATATGCGTAACGATCTGTCGCCCACGCGAGCCTGATCAGGACAGTCCCCGAAACGACGGCGTACATCCCAGATAGCGGCCCGCGCTTTCGCGCATCTCGGCCGCGCTGGGAGTTGCCGTGGCCGAGGACCTCGAGCAGAAGATCCGTGATGCAGCCGCTGGACCGGCGCGCGCGTCGAACGAGACCGGGTCCGTCGACCAGCAGCCTCTGAGTGCGCTCGTCGAGGCCGATCGATATCTCGCGTCGAAGGACGCGGCCGCGAATCCTCGCAAGTCACTCCGCTTCACGAAGCTCGTTCCTCCGGGGGCCGGGGGCGGCTGATGGGTGTCTTGTCGACCATTCTCGGTCGACTCGGGGGCATCGAGCGCCCGCGCCCTGCCTCCGGAACGGCAGGTCGTCATCGCGTGATCCTTCGCGCTGGCTTCGATGCCGCGAAGACGACCGACGAGAACCGGCGCCACTGGGCAGAGGCCGACTATCTCTCGGCCGACGCTGCCGCGACTCCGGAGGTGCGGCGCACTCTGCGCGCTCGTGCGCGCTACGAGGCCGCGAACAACTCGTATGCGAAGGGCATCGTCTCGACGCTCGCGAACGACTGTGTCGGGACCGGCCCGCGCCTCCAGCTTCTGACTGAAGACCCGGTCGCGAACTCCGCGATCGAGGCGGCGTTCATGCAGTGGGCGAAGGCGATCGATCTCGCCGGAAAGCTCCGCACGATGCGGATGGCCAAGGCGGTCGACGGCGAAGCGTTCGCGCTGCTCACCACGAATCCCGAAATCCAGAGCGAGGTCATGCTCGACCTGCGGCTCATCGAAGCCGATCAGGTGACCACGCCGACGATGCGGCTCTGGGCGCTTCCGACCAACTCTGCCGTCGACGGCATCGAGTTCGACGAGTTCGGGAATCCGACGTTCTTTCATGTGCTCCGCGCACATCCGGGGGCGCTCTTCGGCATCCCGTCGATCGACTTCGATCGCGTGCCTGCTGGCGGCATGCTGCACTTCCACCGCATCGACCGGCCGGGCCAGTCGCGCGGCGTTCCCGAGATCACTCCCGCGCTGCCACTCTTCGCGCAGCTACGGCGCTACACGCTCGCGGTGCTCGGCGCCGCTGAGACCGCGGCCGACTTCGCAGGCATTCTCTACACCGACGCGCCCGCCGCGGGTGAGGCCGAGTCCATCGAACCGATGGACACAGTCGAACTCGAGAGCCGCGCGCTCGTCACCATGCCCGCGGGCTGGAAGATGGGGCAGGTCGACGCGAAGCAGCCGTCGACGACCTACGGCGAGTTCAAGCGCGAGATCCTCAACGAGATCGCGCGATGCTTGAACATGCCGTTCAACGTCGCGGCAGGAAACAGCGCGTCGTACAACTACGCCTCCGGTCGCCTCGATCATCAGACGTACTTCAAGGCGATCCGGGTCGAGCGCAGCGAGTTCGAATGCCGCGTCCTTGACCGCATCCTGAGCGAATGGTTGCGTGAAGCCGCGCGAGCGCTCGGCATCATTTCGGCTGCGCTCCACGACGCGATGAACGTGCCGCACGCGTGGTTCTGGGATGGCCATGAGCACGTCGATCCTGCGAAGGAAGCGACGGCGCAGTCGACGCGACTGACTTCGCACACCACGACTCTCGCAGCCGAGTACGCCCGCCAGGGCCTCGACTGGGAGGAGCAGATCCGCCAGCGGGCGAAGGAGATCGAGCTCATGGACGAGCTCGGCCTCCTTCCAACCGCCCCCGGAATTGCGCCGTCCTCGGCGCCCACCGACAACGACAACGCAGACACGGAGGAGAGCGATGCCCTCGGCCCGCGCACCAACTGAACTTCGCGCCGTGCGCATGAGCGCACCGATCGAGCACTGGACCGATGTTCAGGCTCGAGCCGGTGAAGGCGCAGACGCGAGTGCGCTCCGCCGCTTCGAAATGGTGGCCTACACGGGCACTGCGATGGAACTCGCGGGCTGGGACGCGCCGGTCGTCATCGATCTGGCGGGACTCTCGATCCGCGGGACCGCGCGACCGATCCTCAAGGACCACTCGCCTTCGATGATCGTCGGCCACACCGAGAGCGTCGGTGTCGACGCCGGTCGCCTGCGCGTCACCGGACTCGTCTCGGGTTCCGGTCGGGTCGCCGGTGAGATCGTCGAGTCGAGCCGGAATGGATTCCCCTGGCAGGCGAGTGTCGGCGCGAAAGCGACGCGCACCGAGTTCGTCAAGAAGGGTCAGAGCGCGGCTGCGAACGGCCGCATGTTCGAGGGACCCGCGCACATCGTGCGGGCTTCGACGCTCAGCGAAATCAGCTTCGTGGCGCTCGGTGCGGATGACGACACGTCCGCGCGGGTGGCTGCAACGGCTTCCGACTCCGGGGGCGGGGGCGAGAAGGACGAGGACACCATGAACACGGTCAAGGACGACACGAACACCGCATCTGCGAATGCCACCGGCGCCGCGGCGAACTCTGACACGGACGCAGCGCCCGCCGCCATCACCGCGATGCGCGCGCAGGCGGCTGCCGAAGTCAATCGGCTCGCGGCGCTGCACACTCTCTGTGCCGGGCATCCGGACATCGAGGCGAAGGCGATCGTCGAGGGGTGGTCGACCGAGAAGACTGAACTCGTCGTGCTCCGCGCGGCGCGCCCGGCCTCCGGCATCGCGGCGCCGAACATCGGCACGGGTCGTGGCCCGCTCACGCAGAAGGTGCTCGAGGCGGCGGCATGCCTCTCGGCAGGTGTGAGCGAGAAGCGCCTGCTCAAGGACTTCGGTGAGCAGACTCTTGACTCGGCGTCACCGCTCCGATCGATCGGACTCCGCGAGCTCGCCGCGAACTGCGCGCGCCTCGAAGGGAAGAACGTGCCAACGGTCTTCGGCGACGGCGCCGCGACCATCCAGGCGGCGTTCACCACGCTGAGTCTGCCCACGATCCTCGAAGGCACGATGCAGCGCACGATGCTCGAGGCGTACGAGGCCGTGCCCGTCGTGGCATTCGATGTCTGCCGTGTCGGAAGTGTGAAGGACTTCCGCGAGGTGACGCGCGTGCGACTGCTCGGCGCCGGCCGTTGGGAGAAGGTCGCGCAGGACGGCGAACTCAAGAACGGTCAGCTCTCCGAGCAGACCTTCAAGAACCAGGCCGAGACGCGCGGCATCATGCTCACGCTCACTCGGCAGGATCTCATCAACGACGACCTCGGCGCCTTCCTCGATCTGCCTCGACAGATCGGCATGGATGGCGCGGCGACGATCGACGACGAGTTCTTCCGCCTGCTCCTCTCGAACCCCGGCACCTTCTTCGGCGTCGGCAACAGCAACTTCCTTTCGGGCGCTGACACGGCGTTCGGAGTGGACTCGCTGTCTCTCGCCCGCGCGAACTTCCAGAAGATCAAGGTCGGCCCCGGCACTGCCGCAGCGGACAAGAAGCCGATCAACATCCGACCGACGCGGCTGCTCGTGCCGGTCGAGGTCGAGACGGATGCGCAGGTGCTTCTCGGCTCCGCGCAGATCCAACTCGACGGTTCATCTGCGAAGACGAAGCTGCCGGTCGACAACCCGCACCGCGGCAAGTACGTGCTCTCCGTCGCGCCGCATCTCTCGGACACCTACTACACCGGCAACAGCGCGAAGGCGTGGTACCTCTTCGCTGACCCGCGACTGGTGGCGGCGTTCGAGATCGTCTTCCTGAACGGGAAGCAGCAGCCGACGATCGAGCGCACGCCGACTCCGGCGAACACGCTCGGAGTCTCCTGGGCCGCTTACATCGACTTCGGCGTGCGCGAGCAGGACCCGCGCGGCGCGATCAAGGTCAAGGGCGAGGTCTGATTCACACAAGCACCCGGCCGGGCTGGGCGCGGTCCTCGTGATCGCGCTCGGCCTTCTCAAGACGCAACACGCGAGGACGGAGTCTCATGGCACGCTTCATTCACGAAGGCAACTCGATCGACTACACGCCTGGCAGCGACACGGCGGCGGGCACTGTCGTGGTCCAGGGCGAACTTGTCGGTGTCGCGGCTCGCGACATCAAGGCGAACAAGCTCGGCGCGCTCACGGTGAAGGGGGTCTGCGAGTTCGCGAAGCAGACTGGCGGCAGCACCGCGATCACCGCTGGTGCGCTCTGCTACTGGGACGCCGCGAACACTCGCGCAACGACCAGCGCAGCAGCGGGCGCGAACAAACTGATCGGCAAGTGTGTGATCGCCGCTGCCGACGCCGACGCGCTCGTGCGCATCCGCATGTCGCAATAAGGCACGGGACTCGACTCCCCCATGCCTGACCTCATCGCCGAAGGAGCCGCCTGGCTCGCCGGTCAACGCAAGACTCATCTCGCTCGCGAGATCGAGTACGTGACCGGCCCGACCTCGGTCACCGTGCAGGCCACGATCGGCCGCACGGAGTTCGAGGTTGTCGGCGAAGGCGGAATCATGGAGCGCACTGAGTCGCGCGACTTCATCGTGGCGTCCTCAGACCTCGGAGCCGTTCCGGGGCGTGGCGATCAGGTCCGCGAGACGGTTGGACCGGCGGTTTACGTCTTCGAGGTGATGGCGCCGATCGCAAGCGCACCACCGTGGCGCTGGGCCGACGCGGCACGCACCGCATACCGCATTCACACCCGGCTCGTCGGTAACGAGCAGACGCACGTTCCTCCACCGGAGCCCCTTCCATGAACGATCTGGTCGCTCTCTTCCAGACGATCGCCACCGTCGCCGCCGCCGCCGCGGTCTTCATCCATCTCGGCCACCGCGACGAGCAATTGAACTCGCTCGCCAAGAGCGTGGACGAGCTCCGTAGGAGTGTGGCGGACCTCGTCAAGGTCGTGGTCGCGACCACGACGACGCTTCAACACTCGCAGCGCACAGCGGAGGACATCGCGCGTCGCATCGATCGACTCGAACAGGCGCGGCACTGTCGCGCGCCAGTGGGGGAAACGGTCTGACCCATGGCATCGCGGCTCTTCATCCTCGCTGAGGCGGTCGCCGCCGCAATCAATGCGGCCACCCTTCCGATCGAAGTGACGGCGGTGGTCGCTTGGATGCCGCTCGCCGATCGCGCTGCCGCGAGCGAGCTCGCATGTTGGGTGGTCCCATCAACGGAGACCCCTAGCAATCTCTCGCGTGGGCAGGCGAGCTACGAGTGCGAGGTATTCGTGGCGCTCCAGAAGGCAGCGGCGAATGAGGCTGAAATTGGTGAGCTCGCCGCGGCGCTCGAGCTGATCGGCGACTCTCTGCTTCGGAAGTCGCTCACTGTCGACGGCGGTACCGCCGCGTTCGTGAGCATGCGGATCGATCCGGTGCTCGATCTCGATCACTGGAACCGGCTCAAGCAGTACACGGGTGTGCTCCGTCTGACCTATCGACTGGTCGTTTTCAGTGGGGGTGGGGCGTGAGCGCGAATCCGATCGCATTCGAGATGTCGATTGGCACGAGCTACGTGCGTCTGTCGAGCACGCGACTCATCGCCGACGTAACGCTCATCAACACCACCACGGGGCGCACGGTCTACGTCTCGACGGACAACGGCAGCACGCGTGGCTCTGTGCCGCCGAACGTGCCGGTGACGCTTCGCGGCGTCGACCTCAACTCGGTCTTCGTCGCGGCGAATTCTTCCGGCACTGTGGTCGCAGTCATCGGCAACTCGTGAGATCGAAAGGATTCGGTCATGGCCATCCGGCTCGGACTCAACGCCAAGCTCTATCGAAACACGGGCACCTATGCCTCGCCCACCTGGAACGAGATCGCGAACGTCAAGGACGTGACGCTGAACCTTGAGTCGGGTGAAGCGGATGTGACCACGCGCGCGAACAACGGCTGGCGCGCCACGGCGCAGACACTGAAGGACGCCTCGATCGAGTTCGAGATGGTCTGGGATACCGCGGACCTCGACTTCGACGCGATCAAGGACGCGTACCTCGGCAACACGACGATCGAGGTCCTCGCGCTCGACGGTCCTGTGAGCGGCGCCGGTTCGACCGGCAACGAAGGTCTGCGCGCCACCTGCAGCGTTACTTCATTCTCGCGCTCGGAGCCGCTCGAAGAGGCGCTCAGTGTGAGCGTCACACTCAAGCCCGCGTACGCCACGAATGCGCCGTCGTGGTTCGAGGTGCCCTGATGCGTTCCTTCACTGACAACGCCGGACGCACCTGGACCGTCGCGCTCAGCGTCGCGGCCGTCAAGCGCGTGCGAGATCTCGCCAAGGTTGACCTGCTCGACCTCAGCGGTGGTCAAGTCATCGAGAAGCTCGTGGCCGATCCGGTCACGCTCTGCGATGTGCTCTTCGCCGTCTGCAAGACGCAGGCGGATCTCGCGCAGGTCACCGACGTCGAGTTCGGCGAAGCGATGGCTGGTGACGCGATCGAACTCGCCTCGAAGGCGCTCATCGAGGAGCTCATCCAGTTTTTCCCGAATGCCCGCGAGCGAGCGGCGCTCTCGCGGGTGGTCCAGACGATGGACGCCGCGATGGACCGAGCGCGAACCCTCGTCGAGCAACGACTCGAGAGCGGCGAGATCGAACGCGCGATGAGCGTGGCAATCTCTGGGCCGTTGTCTATCGACTCGCCGGCATCGTTGGCGTCGACCCCGACGACCTGACTCTACGCGAACTGGACTGGATGGCCGGCGCGCATCTCGACGAACGGTGGACGCACACCGCATCACTCATGGCGCTCATCGCCAACATCCATCGCGACCCTAAGCGAGGCAAACGATTCTCGCCCGACGACTTCAACCCGCGCCCGCGGCCCCGGAACGCAGGCGCGCGCGACTCCAAGTCACAACTTCCACGCGCGGACATCACTGTGCTCCGCGACGTCTTCTGCCCGGCCCCAGTTCCGGGGACGGGGGCAAGGCCGAAACGAGCTCCGGCTCAGAGGGGACATATATGAGGTATCGAAACTCCGTCCTGGCCCTCCTGTTCTGCCTGGCAGCCACTATCGGAGTTACCGGCTGCGATGCGTTCCGCGACGTGGTGGCGGTTGCCGTCGGTGCCCCGACCAGCAAGGACGTGAAGGCGACCGCCGATCAGCTCGTGAAGGCCGACGAGGAAGTCGAGAAGCTCAAGGAGCAACGACTCCTCGCCGAGCGCGAGCAGGCGAAGTTGAAGGCGTCGGAAGACCGGATCGGTCAGCGCCGCGCCGTGCTCGAACGGATGCAGTCCGAACTCGCGGCCAAGCTCGCGACGGCGCCACCGGAAGCGCGCACGATCCTGCTCGTCTCGATCAAGGAGATCGACGCGCAACTCGAAGGACTCACGAACGAGTCCGCCGCTGTCGCGCGACTCTTGGCCGACTACGAAGAACAGCTCGTCAAGGCCGAGGTCGCCGCGAGCAAGGCGAAACGCGAACTCGCAACGGCGGAGGCGACACTCGAGTCCTTCGACGAAGCGACGGCAACTGCCATCAAGCGCACGACCGCGGCGGTCAAGGGAATCGGCGAACAGGTCGGGAACCTCGGTGTCCCCGGAGCCGGGATGGTTGCGAGCCAGGTCTCGGGGGTACTCGAAACAGGCCTCGCCGCGATTCTCGGTGGCGGTTCTATCGGCACGCTCGTCGCATTCCGGGGTCGCAAGAAGGCGCGGGAGCTCGAGGAGGAGCGCGATGAGGTGGTCGAACAGCGCGACGGCGCGCGACGCGTCATCGCGGTCACCGAGCGCTTCGGCATCGAGAACATCGCGAACGATCCGAATGTCCGCAGGCAGGCGAAGGCGGTCCTCGCAGGGGACGACGCCGCACGCATGGAGTTCGCACTCGCGAAAGCCGGGGCCTGAGCCATGTTCACGATGGCGATCGGCAAGAGCAAGGACTTCTTCTTCGACCGCGAGCGTGTCACTCGCGCGATGGACGCCGCGACTCGCAAGGCGCTCTCCAAGGGAGGCGCCTTCGTGATGCGCGGTGCCCGCAGGTCGATCAAGGAAGGCAAGGTCAAGGCGCGAGGCAGGGCGCGCGAAGGCGAGACACCGAAGGTGGTGCAGCGCGTCTCTTCTCCCGGCAATCCGCCGTACTCCCGGACGGGCCTGCTCCGCGATCGCATCCTCTTCGCGGCCGTCCCAGGCTCGAGCACTCCCAGCGTGCTTGTCGGTCCCGAGCGCATCAACAAGAGCACGGGAGCGCCAGAGACGCTCGAGTTCGGAGGCACGACCGTCATCCCGCACCGCTCCCGGAATGGAAACGCCGAGCGCAAGGCCGTTCGCATCGCCGCGCGTCCCTACATGGCGCCCGCGCTCGAGCGCGAAGCATCGAAGCTCCCGGAGCAGTTCAGGAACTCAGTCGTCTCGAGGGGATGATCATTGGCCAAGGGCTCGGCGTCAGGCATCAAAGCTGGTCGCGCGTATGTCGAGCTTGGAGTCAACGACAAGCTGACGAAGGGACTGCGCGCTGCGCAGGCGCGACTGAAGGCGTTCGGTGGCGCCGTCCGCAACATCGGCCTCGGCATGGTGGGCGCCGCAGCTGCGGCTGCCGCGCCACTTGCCGCGAGCGTGAAGCTCTTCAGCGATGTCGGAGATGCGGTTGCCAAGGCGGCGGCACGCACCGGCATGAGCACGGAGGCGATGTCCGAACTCGGATTCGCGGCCGAGCAGTCCGGCGCCGACATGGAGTCGCTCGAGAAGGGCGTCCGCATCATGCAGCGCACGATGGTCGAGGCCGCGAACGGCGCGGCCGGTGCGCAGGATGCGTTCGCGGCGCTCGGGCTCACAGTGAAAGACCTCGAAGGCCTCGCGCCGGACGAACAGTTCGCGCTGATCGCCGATCGGCTCATGCGGGTCCAGGACCCGGCGAAGCGAACAGCGGCGGCGATGGACATCTTCGGGCGCGCTGGCGCTCTCCTCATCCCGCTGCTCGCCGAAGGAGCTGCAGGTGTCGAGGCACTCCGGGGGCAGGCGCGAGAGTTCGGCATCTCGGTGGGAGGGAGGGATGCGAAGGCCGCCGAAGTTCTCAATGACACCTTGAACCTACTCTCGAAGTCGGTACGCGGGATCTCGATGCAGATCGGAGCCGCGCTCGCGCCAATCGCGACCGAGCTTGCAGAGCGTTTGGCCCGAGTCACCGCCGCCACGAGCAAGTGGATCGCGGCGAACCGTCCGCTGATTGTCACGATCGCAAAGGTGGTGGCCGTCGTTGGTGTCGTCGGCGCCGCGATTGTCGGACTCGGCCTCTCAATCTCGCTCGCGGGAGCCGCGTTCGGTGGACTGGCGACGGCGTTCGGTCTCGCCGTCAAAGCAGTGTTGCTCATGAAGGTGGCCTTCCTCGCGCTGGCATCGCCGATCGGGCTCGTGGCCGTCGCGCTCGGTGGTGGAATCGCGGCGCTGCTGTACTTCACCGACGCCGGTGGTGCAGCCCTCGATTGGCTCCGGGGGCGCTTCGGCGAACTCCGTGAGCGTGTGACCGCGGTCCTTGGTGCGATCGGTGACGCGATGAAGGCGGGGGATCTCGCGCTGGCGGCGAAGATCGCCTGGCTCGGGATCAAGGCGGAGTGGATTCGCGGGACTGGCTGGCTGCGCGACATCTGGACTGAACTCCGGGGGTGGTTCCTCCAGTCGTGGTCCGAGGTCGTCGGTGGCGTGCAGATTGTCGCTGCGGAAGCGTGGAGCACATTCGAGACGGCGGCAGCTGAGGCGTTTGCGTTCGTCTCGCGCGCCTGGCTCTCGATGACCAGCTTCTTCCGAAGCGTGTGGGAGTCGGTGACCGGATGGATGGGCGACCGAATCATCGACGTGATGGCGCTTTTCGACGAGTCGCTCGATGCGACCGCGGCGAAGGCGGCGCGTCGCGCGACGGATGACGCCGGTGCTGCGGCGCTCGAGAAGGAACGCGCTGCCCAGGAGCGGCTCATCGCGGGCAGGCTCGAAGGCCGCAAGAACGCCTCGGCCAATGCGCTCTCTGCTCGTAAGGACGCGATTGGGGGCGGCCTGATCAACGATCAACGCGCCATCTCGACCGCGCGTGATGCAGCACTCGCCGAGACAGCCGACGCGCTCGCGAAGGCGCAGGAGGAACTCCGGGGCGCGATGGAAGAAGCGCGGAAGGCGCGGGAGGCCGCAAGCGAAGAAGGGCCGCTCGCAGCTCGTCGCCCGGCGTTCACCGATGCCATCGACGGCGTCGACGGCGCTCGCGCGAAATCGGAGTCGCGTGGCATCTTTGCGGCAGCGGCCATTCAAAGTCTCCAGGCCGGGAGTGGCCGACCACTTGATCGAATCGCGAAGGCGACCGAGGACACCGCCAAGAACGTCGCTGCACTCGTGCGCAAGGCCTCGAGTGATGGGCTCGTGTTCCAGGAATGACCTGTGGCAGTCACCTTCGCAGAACTTGCCTCCAGCCCTCGAATTGAAAAGGACTCGCGCGAGCGAGTCTTTGTCGCCACCGGCAGCACCGACGAGAACGAGGTCGAGAGCGAGGCGTACTCCGATCTTCCCGCGACTGATGGAGGGCTCGGCAATCTGCTCGTCGATGTCGCCCCGATCGACTCAAACCTCGGCATGTGGGAAGTCACGGCGCGATACCGCCGCAGCACACCCGCGACTCCACCCGAAGTGGGAGAGAGCGACTTCGAATTCGAGATCGGGACGACTTCCACGCACATCACCCAGTCGAAGGCGACCGTGGGCGGCTACGCCCCGAGCGGCGTCACTTCGATGCCCGACTTCGACGAGGCGATCGGTGTCACGCAAGACGGTGTCGACGGCTGCGACATCCTGACTCCGGAGTCTCGCTTCTCGGAGACGCACTACCTCTCGACCGCGACGGTGACGGCTGCGTACCGCCGCATGCTCCGCTCGATGGTCGGCAAGGTTAACGAAGCGCCGTTTCGCGACCACGCGGCAGGGGAAGTTCTGCTGGTGGGAGTGCGCGGCGGGAAGCGCGCGAGCGATGAGGTCTGGCAGCTCACCTTCAGTTTCGCGACGAGCGACAACGCGACCGGACTCTCCGTTGGCTCGATCACTGGCATCGCGAAGGACGGCTTCGAGTACCTCTGGGTGTACTACGAGCCCGCGGTCAGCGCCGATCGGATCGTCCCTGTGCCGGCGTTCGCATACGTCGAGCGCGTCTACGACTCGACCGACTTCAGCGATCTGGGGATCGGCTGATGGCAGTGCGCCCGGCCGATCGGCTTCGCATCCGCGCCGCGGAGTGGAACGCGATCACGCGCGCCGCGCGTCAGATGCAGTCGATGCCGCTCGCCGTGGGAGCCGGTGGCCCGCAGATGCTGGCGACCTCACCGACGACGGCGCTCGCGCGGAACACCGGTGAGGACCTGATCCCACGCTATGGCGCCGTCATCTGCACGGCGCCGATCATCTCGCCATCGGACAGCGAGCCCGAGTGGGCCATGCGTCTCGCGGTCGATTGCAAGATCCCCGACACGGACGACGTGTGGGCGTGGATCGCGGTGGCGACGACTCCGATCGCTCCCGGGAAGTTCGGGCGCGTATGCGTAAGCGGAGCAGTCCAAGCAATCGTCAATATCACGAGTGCGGACCATCACTTCGCCGTTGCAGCGGAGGGGGAGCCGCTGCTCGAGAGTGCTGCCGGTGGCCCCGTGCGAATCCTCTGGCGGGAGTCGGGCACCGGCGAGAAGAAGGCGATCGTCGCCGTCAACGCCGGTGTCATCACCGGCGCCGTCGCAAGCGGCCAGATCGTGAGCGCCACCGAATCCGAGGACGAAGCCACGCTCGGCTATCAGGGCTACATCGTCGCGCGGCATCAGAATGTGGCGACGGATCTCTTCTCGGCGAGCGGCGCAGCGATCCCGTGTGTCAATGCCTTCGAACTGTCGGGCGAACTCCAGGATCAGGTGCAGGACGAATCGCCTGGCGACAAGACTCTGCTGCGGCTGCCAGCGGGCACACTGGTCGGGCCGATCGTGCAGCTGCCGGTCCCCGCCGAAGTCGGCGAACTTTGGATGTTCTCGCAGGCGAACGCCTACGGCGTGGAGTGCTGA